TGATATGTGGGCTATCTTGCATTGGCTTGCACCAGAAGAATTCCCAAGCAAGACTCGTTGGATTGACAGAATGATTAACACGATGCTTAATGCATTTGGCGGAATGATGGTTCTTGGCGTAAAGCCACATATGGAAGAAGAATTCCACGCTGCAATCAATCCTCGTATGCGTCGTATGTTGAAATCTCGTGTGTTGCCTTGGCTACCTGAAATGATGTTTGAGCGTCGTGATGTTGAGATGTCAACTAAACAGAAGAAGGCTTACGAACAGATGCGAGACAATATGATTGCTGAGTTAGAGGGAACTGGAGAATCTGTAGTTGCCCCTAGTGTTTTGACTCAGACTCTACGACTACATCAGTTTGCAAGTTCTTATGCAGAAATCTATGCAGATGAAATTACTGGAGAACCTAAAGTACTTTTGTCAGAGCCATCCTGTAAGGTAGATGCTCTTATGGATGATATTAAAAACGGAGACTTTGGTGAAGACAGCGTTGCTGTCTGTGCTGTATCTAGACAATTGCTGGAGTTGCTAAGTGCAAACCTGACTAAAGAAGGTATTGCTCACGGAATGATTACTGGTGCTCAGGATGAAGACGAGCGTCAAAAGGCAATTGATGATTTCCAAGCAGGTCGTATCAAGTGGATTCTATTCACCGATAAGGCTGGTGGTGTAGGTGTGACACTAACCGCAGCACGCCGTTTGGTAATGCTACAGCGACCTTGGTCGCTTGTAGACCACAAGCAAGCACTTGACCGTGTTCACCGCATTGGTTCTGAGATTCACGACTCTGTTGTGATTATGGACTATGTGACTGAAGGCACAATTGAAGAACGTGTTATTCAAGTTCTTGAAACTAAGGCTGAAAACTTTGAGCAGATTGTCAAAGATAAAGCCAAATTATTAGAGTTGCTAAAAGAAGACAAGGCTGGTACTCTTTAACCATGAATGACGAAAATACACAAGAAGTGAAAAAACCATACACTCTTTCTAACTCCGAGATTCAGGTCTTTAAAGATTGTAGACGTAAGTGGTGGCTTAACTATTACCGTCGCCTACAGCCAAAAAAGAAAGAATTTACTGGTGCACTTGCTCTCGGTTCTCGTATTCACGAGGCTCTAGACCGTCACTACTCAACTGGTCAAGATTTGCTTGAGGCTCACGCTGAACTTGTCAAAAAAGATATGGACAAGATGGTTGCTGAGTATAGAGATACTCACGACTTGGAGGCTGAGGCTGAACTTGGTCGCATTATGCTTGAAGGCTATCTACAGTGGATGGAAGATGAAGGTATTGATGCTGACCTAGAAATGATTTCTACTGAAGAGATTATCTCAATGCCATTGTTTGACGGTGAAGTAGAACTTCAAGGTAAGTTGGATATGCGTGTTCGTAGACGTTCTGACGGCGTTCGTATGTTCCGTGACTTTAAGACTGTTGGTGGTTCATTCTCAGACTTTGCTAGTCAAGCACAGATGAACGAGCAGATTCTTACCTATATGCTTTTGGAATCTGCTCAGAACAAGAATCCTGAAGAGCGTTCCGAGGGTGGCATTTTTACTATGCTGAAAAAAGTAAAGCGTACCGCAAACGCAAAGCCACCTTTCTATGAGCAGATTGAAGTTCGTCACAATGTTTTTACAATGCGTTCTTTTTGGCAACGTATTCACGGAACAATCTCTGACCTGATTGGAGTTAAGAAGGCTCTTGATGCAGGTGCAGACCCTAATTTTGTCGCTTACCCAAGTCCTGGAAAGGACTGCAAGTGGAAGTGCCAGTTCTACACTATTTGTCCGCTTATCGACGACGGTTCTGCCGCCGAAGCAGCAATTAGTGAGATGTATGAGGTCGCCGACCCATACGGTTATTACAAATCAGAAGACGAAAAGAAAGGTAGTGAGTAGACATGTCAAATGTACAGCGTTCTCTTACTCTCATGGTCTATGGCGAATCAAAGGTTGGTAAATCTACCTTTGCAGTCACAGCACCATATCCTCGCCTTATGCTAGACGTTGAGGGTGGACACAGATTCCTACCTATCAATGTCAAGTATTGGGACCCAATGCGTGAAGAGCCACCTGTGGCTGATGGCACTTGGGACACAGTTGTAGTTCAGGTACGTGACTACGACGTCGTAATGAAGGCATTCCAATGGCTTCAGAGTGGCAAGCACCAGTTCAAGTCACTTATCATCGACTCAATCTCTGAGTTGCAGGTTAAGTGCATGGACAACATCGCTGGTACAGAGCAGATGAAGATGCAGCAGTGGGGCGAACTACTTCGCCACATGGGTGCTCTACTTCGTGACTTGCGTGACCTAACGATGCACCCTACTCAGCCACTTGAGGCTGTAGTACTTACCGCCATGGCTCGTCGTGGTCAGGATGACCGTATGCATCCTTACCTACAGGGTCAGTTGGCTGTACAGGCTCCATACTTCTACGATGTTCTCGGCTATATTGCAATCGAGACCATCCAGAATCCAGACCCAACTCAGTTGCCTTACAAGGCACGTCGTATGTACGTGGAACGTACGGATGAAGTTGAGGCTGGAGAACGCGTACAAGGTCGTCTTGGTCAGATTGTTGAACAACAAAACCTTGGCGTTGAGCGTATGCTCGACATGATTTTCGGTGAAAAGACCGAGAAAAAGAAGTCTGCTTAGAACCCTAAGCGGATAAGTAAACCCAATCTATAAATTAAGGATAGGTGAGTGCTATGAGTAGCATTAACTGGGGCGATTTAGTAAAGGATGCTGGCGAGTCTGCTAGCGGAAATTACGAGCCGTTGCCCGACGGCGATTACGAACTGAAGGTAATTGAGGCATCTGCCACTGTTTCACAGAGTGGTAAGACAATGTTCAAGATTACAACTGAAGTGCAAGGCGGACCTTTTAACAAGCGTCGCGTCTGGGATAACCTAGTTATCTCTCCTGAGAACAAGAATGCTCTTGGTATCTTCTTCGGTAAGATGGCAGCACTAGGAGTTCCTCGTGAGTTCTTCTCAAACAACAACCCAACTAACGCTCAGGTCGAACAGGCAATCCTGAACAAGACCTTCCGTGCAACTATCGGTAAGCGTACTTGGAACAACGACGTGAAGAACGAAATCAAGAAGTATCACGTTGGTGTTGGACTGGCTCAGGCTACTGTTGCTGGTGAAGTTTCTACTCCACCTGCTCCACCTGCTCCACCTGCTCCACCTGCTCCACCTGCTCCACCTGTGGCTACTTCAGCCCCAACTGACGCTCCTTTCTAGGTCAAAACACTAATTTAAGGGGGCATCGTTTGCTAGTATTAGTGAGCGATGCTCCCTTATTTATTGAGGTAAATATATGTCAAAAATTTTTTTAACTGGTATGTCTGCACAGCAAGCATCTCCTTCTTTAAATTCAAAGTCTCTTAGTTTTGCTGGTTTAGTGCATTCAGCACTTATTGATGCTGGTCACGAAGTTGTCTGGGCTAGCCCAAGCGTGTATATGACTGAAGATGCATTAAATGAATTTGATGCAATATTGGTAGGTGTATCTCCTATTACAAGTATGAGTGCCAATAGATTGTATGGTGCACTAAACGTAATAAAAACTATGTGGGGTTCAAGTAAACTTACTCTTTTTGTTGATACACCTACTCCTAGTCAAATAGAAGTTGGTCTCAAATCTGTAATTACCAATCCTGATAGTTTGATTAAGCCATTTTTTTCTTATCGTAAAGAATACTCAAATGTTGTTGCAGACAAAAAGTTGTTCAATAATGCCATAGATTGTATAAACACCCTATACAACGAAGATTGGGGAAAAACCATCTATGCACAACTTCCTTGGAAATCTTTAGATTCTGTAAAAATTTCTAAAAATGCAAAAAAGACTTTGATTGGCTTAAATTTAGATTCTTATGTTATTTCTGAACTAAATGAAAAAGAGGACAGGGCTAACAAGTGGGTTTATGATGATAGTAACTCTCCTTGGTATAAAAATCAGATAAAATTTTTAAATTTGCCTACATCACCAATGAAAATAAATCGTGGAAGTTACGATAATGACGTTATGGGTCAAATTTTACGCTCGGTTGGTGTCTTCATATCGCCAGATAAAAGAGATGGAACTGGTTGGAACTACAGATATGTTCAATCATTAAATGCTGGCACTCCTATAATTACTGACTGGAAAGAAAGCAGTGTTTTGGGTGAAGCGTGGTCTGTTTTAGCGTATAGCATAGAAGAAATGAGCCAGAGTAAGCGTAATCTGATTGCTCTTGCTCAAAAAGAATCTTATTTGGCAAATATCCCTAATAAGAAAAACGCACTTAAATTACTAGAATTTACACTAGGTATAGGAAAATAAAATGTCAAAAATTAATGAAGACTGGGTAAGAGAGCAATTTGCTCAAGCACAAGTAAAACTTGGAGTAGGTAATGCTGTCCTTAAATTGCTACAGGCTTGGCGTGACATCTCTATCAAGGAAAGTGACATCCCAGAAGTAATAACTATTTTTTCCAAGTTGATTAAGGGTCATTCTTTAGCAAAACAGCAGGAAAACAATGGTATATGGGTTCCAGTAAGACGTGGAGACATAAAAGTAACTGATTATGTCAGAATCAAGGCTGATGCTTTTGATGGAGAACTAGGCATGATTCACAATGGTAGAGAAGGAGTGGTTACAGCAATACGCTCTGGAGATATCATTGTAAAAACTACAGACGATAGAATTCCGCAATTAGACGGTGCTCATTATTCCCCAGATAAACTAGAAAAGATGGTTAAGTGATTAGAGAAAAACTATATCTAACTGTTCACGGTGCTAATCAAGTTGAGATAAAAAGACGTGTTCTTCAGATTGCAAGTGAGTATTTTGGAATTGAAGTAGAGCAAGTGGAAAAAAACTTAGACGTAGAACTAGATGTCACTGCTTTAGAAGGTAAGCCAGAATCGTTTTCTGCAAATGCTTATGTGAGGGTAAGGCACTAATGCCAAATTCTGACTACACAAACAAGCCTTGGGCTGCTTCTGTAATTAAAAAAATGCAACCAGCAACTGCTATTGATTTTGGTGCTGGCGAAGGTATTTATGGTCAGATTATAAAAAAGTACTCGCCAAACACATATACAGTTGGCGTAGAAATTTGGGCACCTTACGTTACACAGTTCAAATTAGACAAAACTTACGATGAAGTCTGGGTCTGTGATGCAAGAATCTATCCACACTTTAACTATGACTTAGTGATACTTGGAGATATTCTTGAGCATATGAGCAAAGAAGATGCCATCAATCTTTGGGAAAGGGTCTCGAAGCAAGCGAAGTATGCTTTAATATCTATGCCTATTATCCATTTTCCTCAGGGTCATATTCACGGCAATCCTTTTGAAAAACACGAAAAAGACGACTGGACTCACGAAGAAATCTTAGAAACCTTTGGTGGAATTGTTGCTCACGAAACTTTTGAAATTACGGGCATATATCTTGCAAAATTTTAATTTTTATGTATAATGGTTATATAACGACAGAAAGACAACATTATGCAAACATTTGTACCGCTTACCAGTTCAGTTGACGACATTGCCAAGGTGCTTGACAACAAGCGTCTTAATAAGCAAGCCCTTGAGGGCTGGCAGATTCTTATGACTCTGCTTGAACTAGACCCACAAGGAAATCACCGTAAACCAAAAGGCTGGGTAAGTCACCCTGCTGTAAAGATGTGGCGTGGGCACGAGATGGCTTTGTTTATGTACATCTACGCAATGGTTGAAGAATGGAAGTCTCGTGGCTACAAGTCAACTATTGCTACCAAGGCTTGGAACACTGTTCAAGTTGCTATGGAGAAAAAACTAATTACCGAAGAAATCACGGCACCTGCTTGGCTTGAGAATAGTCAACTTTTTGAGCAAATAGCGTCTAGCCACAGACTAGCCCTACTTAACAAAGACTACGAGTGGTACTCACAGTTTGGTTGGAATGAAGACAAAGGCGTTCGCCCTGAGTCTTACGAATACGTCTGGCCCGTAGTTTAAATAATAAGCGTGTCGCATTAAATTTATTTATAACAATGTATAATTAATACATTGTATGAAAGATTCACGAATTGGCGAAACCCTGTGGAGTGAATGGACTGGTAATTATTACCCCATCACTTCTAAATCCACTATTGTCTTTTTCACAGAAGAGCACGTGGACGTTGAACATGATGTAGTCAAACGTGCATTAGCGTCTACAATCCAAAGGGGCGGTCATACAGACTCTCTTGGTCAAGCATTTGCAACTTTAGACTCTTGTTCTGTTGAACAAGGCTACGTTGGAATTATTGATGGAGACACGGAATTTTCCCTATGTGACATTAACGGAATGACAATCTATGAAGACACGGTAGAAAAGGTTATTCCAGTCACTTGGGTGAATATTAATGTCAGATGATTTCAAAGATATGTCCTATCAAAAAGATGGGCTTTGTGCTAAAAAAGAAAATAAAGAATACATGGACTTCTTTTTTTCTGACAATCCAGAAGAAACAAATAAGGCAAAAAATTTGTGTTTTGCTTGTCCAGTAAGGAAAGACTGTATTAAATATGCTTTGGAAAGCAAGCAGATTTGGGGTGTATGGGGTGGAAAAGATGAAAATGAAGTTCGTAGAACTTTATCTGTCGATGCTAATGGTGATGAATATCGCAGAGGTCGCTATCCTCAGTGTGGCTACTGCTCTGCTCGTACTAGCAAATTAAAAACTTATATTGTTAATCTCAC